GGCTTTTGCTCAGGACCGGCGGTGCCCTTCTGCTCGATCTGCAGTAGGCGATCGGCCAGCTCGCGCTGCTGGGTGCCGATGTTCTCCAGGGCGGTCTTGGTATCGCTGGACACGCGGCCGACCGTGTCCACCTGGCCGGCGGCTTGCTCGTCCATGGCCTTGAGCTTGGCTTCGATGCCGTCCAGGCTTTTCATCACCAGCTCGATGGAGCCGGCAGCGACCATGCCCAGGCCGGCCATGGCTTCGGCATGCGGTGCCAGGAGGGCGTGCACGTCGATGCCGATGGCTTGCGCACCGGCAGAGACCAGCGCGAGAGCGGCGGCCATGGCCACCAGGAAGATGCGGGATGTTTTCATGTCAGTCTTTCAGAGGTTGGGTTGGGTTTTTCCAGCGATGCGGTCGATGCGCTGGTACAGCGTTTTCATCATCTCGGCCTCTGCTGCACCAGGTTCCCCCTGAGCGAACAAAGCCTTGACACGGGCCACCAACGCGGAGGCGGCTCCCTTGGACATGCCGGCTACATCCCGCAGCAGGCTCTCCAGATCTCGTACAGATTCGATCTCGCCAATGCAGGCGATCAGATCGGCGCCGCCCTTGACGCTGGTGGCGTCGATCCGCGCGGCGTTATCTGCCGGGAAGACCACAGGCGACACTTCCATCAGATTCGACCAGCGGCGGATCACCCGGCCGTTCTCGGTTTCGTCGTAGTCGCCCTTCTTGACGTAGCCGCCAATGGACAAGCCATCGAGCGTGCCGTGCTTCATGGCGGCGCGTACGTCGGCAGACAGGGACAGGCCCGGAGTCAGCTCGCCCTCGACCAGCAGGCCGTGATCGTCTTCGGTGGCCTTGATGTACTTGCCGATGGGCATGTCCCAGGAGTGGTTGAAGAACATTTTTGGCTTGCCATGGGTGCGCAGGGTAGACTCGAAGGCACCTTTGACGATGGTGTCGCCATAGGAGTCAACACCGCCGAACACCGACGCATAGCCGACGAAGCGGCCACTGTCGCCGTCCATCTTGAGCGATACGTCTTGCAGCTGCAGAGTTTTGCGGATCAGCATTGAATCACCTCACATCATCATCAGGACCAGGCAGTCGTCGTCGTCATTGCGGATGGCAATGGGCTGGGCTTCGTAGTCGTTGAACCGGTCGACCTCGTAGCGGTTGCGCTTGCGGGTGCTGCCAGACCCACGGCGAACTGGCTCGAGATCTGGCGGCGCCGGGTCAGCGGCAACCAGGGCGAGCAGGAGAGACATGCGTTACTCGTGGTAAAGGTTTGGGCTCACGATCCACTGGAAGACTTCGGTGGCGGTGGCCGTGCCCACCAGGATCTTGGCGATGACCTGGACGAACTCGCCTGGGTTGATGACCAGCGGCGCCTCGAAGTCAAATTGAATGGTGCCACCGAGCGCACCAACGGCCGCACCAACAGGAAAGGAGATCACGCCGATGGGCTGGATGCGTCGGGCCTTGGTGGTGTTGTTTACAAAACTGGCGGCCTCTGCCTGCGCCAGGCTGACTGCGGTGCCGCCCCAAGCAACGGCCACGGCGAAGACGCTGGCCGTGGTGGCCACCGCTACTACGCTGTTGACGCAGTCGACCTTGATGCCCCGCAGCTTGATGGTGCGCGGCGTCTGGTTCACGCCACCCAGCGGGTTCTGGTAGCTGGCAATGATGACGTCGGTAGCGCTGGTGGCCGGCGCGTTCATCAGGAAAATTCCGCCCAGGAAGGCTCCCAAAGCAGCCGTGGTGTTGGTCGCCGCTGCCGCTGTGGGGAGCGCCGCATTGGCCCATTGCACCTGGGGCGAGCCCATCGTGCCGCCGTTCAAGCCTTGCATGCCCAGGCCGGAGCTGGCCATCTGGTTGGCCCAGGTCTGGCTGGAATTCAGATCCATCAGCGTAACCGACACATCGCCGAACTTCACGATCATGTTCGGGCTGCTGCCGACCAGAGCGTTGTTGTACTTCTGCATGAAGACAGGCAGCGCTGTGGTGATGAAGGGCTGGCCGTTGGCGTTTGGCACCTCGCTCTCCGCGTACAGCACGTCATCAATCCACCATTCGATGGCGCGCTCGCCGATCACAGCCACGTATTTGGCGTTGGCGTTCAGCGGCAGGGTGGACACATCTGCGATCAGCTGCTTCTTGGTGGCCACGCCGCTGTTGTACCGCTGCACGCCATACAGGCCGGCGCTGGTCAGCTCGAACCAGACGCCGTCAACCGGGTCGGCTGCACCGGTGCATACGCCCATGCCGGCCTGAAAAACTTCGTTGGCTGTTGGATAGGCGGTGAAGTGCCATGTGAACTCCACAGCAATTGGCGCGGTGCCAATCAAGGGGAAGTAGCGCCAGCTCTGCAGATAGGCATAGTTGCCTGATGCAGTGCTGGTGCCGGCCGCATTGACGTTCAGAAACCCAGCGGACTGGGTCATGGTCATGGTGGCGAATGAGTGCTTCCAGTTGCCAGTGTTTTGGGCGGTTGCGTTGAAAGTGTCGGTGAAAAGGATGGTGTCCAGGCCAACGCGCATGCGGAAGTCCTGGCTGACTTCGGGCGACTTGAGCGAGGGGACGCCACGGATTGCGCCATCGTCGTTCTCGGCAAACATCCGCACGCCGCCCATGTAGGCCGGCACCTGGCTCAGCGCCACCTTGATGTTGCTGCCGGCGTCCAGGTTGCCGGTGTTGACTACGTCCATTGCCATGTCGGTTCCTTCAGTTTGCCCAGACGTAGCGCACCTTGAAGGCGCCCGTCAGCTTGTGTTCAGATCGCGCGTACACCGTGAAGCCAGTGGCGAGCACCGGTGTGCCGCAAGTAAGCCCTGCCAGGGCCGCAAAGTAGCGGTGGTCGCTGGCCGTGTGGTCGGATGTGGTGTCGTCACCCATCACCCAGGCCTCGACCTTGCTGGTGGCCAGGATCTCCGCCAGGCCGGTGACGACGGCGCTGGCTTCGTTAGAGCCGGCGCCGAAGTCCAAGATCGCTTCGCCCGTTCCGCCAGCCATCAGGCGTCCTGCTCGACCGTGACGGTTTTCACAATGTTGCCCTTGTCGTCGCGGGTCACAGTGCCCTCGGTGCGGCGCGGCGGCAGGTTCAGCGTGACGCTGGCCGGCTGCACCACGGCCTCAAAGTTGGCTGTGACCTCGACGGCGGTGGGCTGCACGTCGTTCGTGACGTTGACCTCGACTGCGGTGGGCTGGACCATGTTCGTGACCTGCACGATCGGCGCAACTGGGTTTTCCTTCCTGGTGAGGTGGATCACCGCACCGGCGAGATCGAGCTGCGCGGGCTGCGGCGTCGGCACCGAGCGCAGGGCGGCGAGAGTTTCCATGTGGCGCTGCTCCTGCAGGCGGGCGTCGTCCTGGCTGCGCATGAGCTGCAGCAGCTTGCCGGCCATGGGCTCTACCGGCGCGGCCGGGGCCTCGCCAAGGCGGTCAAGCGGCAACAGGTTGCTTTGTGCCGTCAGCATGTCGGCGCCGGCACTGGTGTCGCGCGGCAGGTTCTCCAGCTGGCGCACTTCGTTGCGGGTCATGTAGCCGTTCTGCAGGCCGGTGCTGTAGAAGGTTGCGCGGCTGGCCGGATCTCCGCGCAGCAGCGCGTCAAAGCTGAACTCGACCGACATCCTGGCGCGCTGCTGGGGTGTCATCACCCGCTTGCGCACGGCCTGCTCGATGTTGACCAGCATCGGGCGAATGGTGAACTTGTGGAAGCCGCTGATGATCTGCTCCACGCCGCTGCCCCAGGTGGTCACGTTGGAGTGGTGCACCAGGACGGGAGGCACGTCGAACCAGCGGCAGATCTCTTCGACGTGGAACTTGCGGGTTTCCAGAAGCTGCTGGTCTTCGGGCGACATGCTGAGCTGCTGGTACTTCATGGCCGCTTCCAGCACGAACAGCCTGGCGGTAGTGCCGGCGGCCATCTCCGCGAACCGGGCCTGCAGCTGGGTGCGCTGCTCGGGCTTGAGCACGCTGTCCACCATCAGCACGCCGGTGGGCTTGCCGCCGTTGCCGAACACCTTGCTGGCACTGCCCTGCGCCTTGGCCGCCTCGTCGGTGGTGGAGCGCATGAACTCCAGCTTGGCCAGGCCGGTGGTGCCGTTGCCCAGGTTCTTCAGGTGCAGGACGTTGGAAGCATCGAGGATGGCCACGTTGGCATCGAGCCGGTATTCGTAGACCATCGAGCCATCATCCAGCACGAAGGTGCTGACCTGGTCGGCCGGCATGGGCCACAGGGCCAGGGCCTCGCCACGGCCGTCGCGCTCGATCCGCGCGTAAGCGTTGCCGCGCAGGTCGTGGTTCATGATCATCGCGCGCCAGAACTCGAACGGCGTCATGCGGCTGTTTGGGCTGTCGTGCAGCAGGGCGTACAGCCGGGAGTCACGGGCCAGATCCTTCTGGCCGTTGGCCCGGTTCTCGTAGGCGAAGAACGGCAGGCTGGCGATCACCGTGGCGCGGCGCTCGATGCAGGCCCACACGGCGCTGATCTGCAGGGCGCCATCGGTGCCGATGCTGGCGGTGTCAGGCACCAGCGCCGCAGACGGCGCGGGGTACTGCTCGCCGCTGTTCTCGCCCAGGGCGCCGCCCCGACCGAACCAGCTGAGGAATGTTTGCAGGATGGCCATGCTTATGCGATCACCGGCGAGTTCAGGAACTCATCCAGATTGGTGTTGTTCAATTGCAGGGCCCTCCCCAGCGCCATGAGCATGGCCATGACGCCGTCGATCTTGTTTTCCGGCCGCTCTTTGGTCGGGCTGCGCAGTTCGTTGAACTTGCTGACCTTGACCACCAGGTTGGACACCATCCAGGTCATCACCGGGTTGCCGTCGAATTTCAGCTTGCGCTCGAGCACCAGGTTCTCCACCTGGATCAGCGGCGGGGTAAAGAACAGCGAGCGTTGCGCGATCTCCACCAGCGGCAGGCCTTCGTCGACCAGCTTGGTGGCGAAGTACATGGAGAGCGCCGGGTCGAAGGCGATCTCCTGCACGTCGAACTGGCGGCAGTAGCTGCGCAGGTCGTCGGCAACCACGTCAAAGTCGGTGATGGCGCCGTCAGTCACCTGGACGTGGCCAGAGCGGGCCCAGCCGCTCAGATGCGCGTTGCCGCTTTCCTCGACTGCCAGCTCGTTCAGGTAGAGCCGCACGAACACATGCCAGACTCCACCACGCTCGAACACCAGGCACAGCGCGGCGAAGTCTTTTTTCTGCGCGAGATCCAGACCGATCCAGCAGCGCTCGCCGGCGAAGTCGCTGAGCTGCATGCGGACGTCTGCACAGCGCTCCCAGGCCCGCATGTCCATCCACGGAGACTCGCCGGACACCCACACGTTCAGGCGCTTTGTCAGGAAGTTGTTGAGCGCGCTGGGCATCGCTGCCGCCTTGCGCGCCGCTGCTTCCATGTCGTCGACCAGGACCGACACGCCCCAGTTCGGGTTCGCTTTCGCCCAGGTGGACCGGTCGAACGGATCGTCGGTTTCATCGATGGTGTAGATGATCCCGAACATGCTCTGGTCTTCGATCACCCGGTCGAGCACCTTTGTGATGTGCGTGCGGCGCTCGTAGCAGATCCCGCTGCGGTCGCTGCCGGCGGTGGTGATGTTCAACAGCAGCGACTGCTCGCGGGCGCCCCGGGCGGTGTCGATCACGTCATACACCGCCCGGGTCTTGTGCGCGTGCAGCTCGTCGATCACCGCAAAGTGCACATTCAGCCCGTCCAGAGTACTGCCCTCAGCGGCGAGCGGGGTGAACTTGCTGGCCCTGTGCGCCACCGTGATGCTGTGCTGCAGGATGGCCACGCCCAGGTACGTCCGCATCTCCGGGGTGCGCTCGGCCATCGCCTTGGCGTCATCGAACACGATGCGCGCCTGGTCGCGCGTGGTGGCGCAGCTGTAAACCTCGGCGCCGTGCTCGCCGTCAGCCGACAGCATGAAGAGCGCTAGGCCGCTGGACAGCGTGCTTTTCGCGTTCTTGCGCGGCACCTCGACGTAGGCCTCGCGGTACCGGCGCAGCCCGGTCTTGTGGTGCACCCAGCCGAACACCGTGGTCAGCACAAAGCACTGCCAGCCTTCCAGGTGCAGCAGCTGCTTGTCGCGGGCCCACTTGCCCTTGATGTGGGGCAGCAACTCCAAGAACTCGCAGGGCCGCGAGGCGTGGTCCATGCTGAACACCCACGGCCAGGTGTCCGACACCGGGCGCTCAAGGTCGTCGAGCTGGCGTTCCACCGCCAGGCGCGTCCACTTGCTCGACGGGATCTCGCCCTGGATCACCCCGCGTGCGTATTCGTTGGCTGCCTGGACGAACTGGTTGATGATCTTCGTGCGGTCCACCGGCGGCAGATCTGCAGGCACGTCTACGCCAGGCGCAGACACCTGCACCTGGTCGTCGGTCATCAGCATCAGTGAACAGGCGACTGCGCGAAGCGTGCGAAGCCGGTCGCGGCCGAGGGCGCCGCCTCGATGCCCGGCAGCGTGGGCTGCACGTAGTTCGACGCCTGGACGCGACCACGCGCTGCCGGCGACATGCCGAAGTGCATCAGGTAGCGGTTCACCTGCTCGCGGTGCTTGCCGATCAGCTGCACGATCACCGACTGCTGGGCGTAGCCGGAAGGGGTCACCGAGTAGCTGGCCTCGTAGACCGCGTCCGAGTAGTCCATCCCGGCTGCGACGTGGCCGGCCACCATGCCGTTGAATGCGGTCTCCAGCTCGGACAGGCGACCCACCGCCTGGCAGTACAGCGCCAGGGCGGCGCGGTCCAAGCCGGAGATCAGGCCCAGCTCTTCCAGGATCGGCGTGATGCGCGTCCACTCCTTGCGCGCTTCCTTGCCCAGGTGGCGCGGCACGCTCGGCACCTCGACGCGCGGGTTGACGCCAGCCGACAGATCCAGCGCCCGCTTGCCGGGGTTGCCTTCCAGCGCTTTGAGCGCTGCAGGCTTCGGCAGTGGTCCGCGAGATCCGGTCATGGGGTCAAACTCCTGTGGGGGTACCCCCCCGTCCAATACTTGCGCGTGCAAAAAAACGGG